GGCGACAAGTAAGTCTATCAGTCAGCGTGTCATGGAATTGCGCCCGGTTTCCTACAAGGACACAACAGACCCTACGGGAAAGACAATGTACTCTTTTGTCGCGGAAGAGGCTCTGGAAATTATGCCAGAAATTGTTACACTAGACGGTGGTGGCGGTGTGGCGGGAGTCAACGTAGGAGCAATGGCAACCATTGCCCTTGCACTAGTCTCAGAATTAACAAAGAGGGTAGAAAGTCTAGAAGAAGAACTACGTTCCAAGTAACTTGCCTTTTGCCAAATGCGAAGGTATACTTAAAATAATAACTCTTGAAAGGAGAAACCAATGGCTATTAATTATCGTGCTGTAGACGCAAGCGGTGTCGAAGACCAAGTAAAGTCTCAACGAGCATCAGAGGCCGAAGCAAATGCATACGCTGCTGAAATGGAAATTGTTCGTTTAGAGGCAGTGGCTTCTAAGGTTACAAAGAAAGAGGACAAGGACGCCCTAAAGGCCGCTATTGACCGAGCCAAGGAAGATTCCAAGGAAGTTCGAAAGCGAGCCAACAGGCTTAATAAGGGCGAGGTTCTAGGAGCGGACGGTGTTCTCGGAGCACGAGTGCAGTTCCTAGATAATTGGATTACCTCTCTAGAGCAGGAGCACGTAGCCCACACCACAGTTCTTTCTCAGCGTCAGGATGCAATCATGGCGACAGGAGCAGACGCTCCAAATGAAACAGAGAAGGCCGAGATTCAGAAAAGAATGTTGGACTCTACCTCAGCCCTTACAGTCATTGAGGCTTCATGGAATATTGCAACCACAGAGTACGACAAGATTGTTCCAAAGGAGCCAGTAGCAGCCTAAGTGGAAATCTATCGGGGTTCTGAAACAACAATAGCAATTGCTATCCCAGCATCAGTTAGGGCTACCCTAACTGGTATTGACGTATTTGCTATTGAGAACAACCGGATTTTTCATGAGTTTTCCACAGTTCTAGCCACACAGGAGGGTTACAGCGTTACGCTCCCTTGGAGTATGTACCGTCAAGACCGGGACTTCAACATTGAGTGGCGCATTACCTATTCTGAGTCCACCGTAATAATGAATGCCGTGGAGAACAGTTACGTTCAAATCGTTACTCCTATCCTACCACTGGTAGAAATTGGTCAAATTGCTGGGTATGACCAGGCAACGGCAGTAGGAAGACAGGACACTTTTGACCTAGAGCGAAGAGTTAGGTATGGAGTTCAAACCTACACCGGGCAGAACTTCGGTAAGTTTTCGGGGGCCATGCAGGTTTCAGGAAACGGCTCTAATAAGTTGAATCTTCCAGCACCATTACTTGAGTTGAGAGCCGTAGGATTTGACGGAGTTCTTCGAACAAATCACGGTATGAAACTAATTAATAATGGCTGGGCCTTGTCTTCCGGTAAGGTCTACATCGACAATATCAAGCAGGCACCGCCAGAATGGATGCTCGACCACTTCTCCGCTAACGGCAAAATTTACGCACCAATGCTCTACGGTCACTCTAGGTTTATTGACGGAACAGAGTACACCATTGAGGGCATCTGGGGATACAACGATATTCCGGGGGATGTAAAGCAGGCCGCTCGACTTATTGCTCAGGATTACTCTTGTGATGAATCTTTGTGGAGAGAGCGTTACATTGACTCCGTACGAGCAGGAGACTGGCGATTCGAATTCAACGCACAGGCATTCACGGGTACAGGTAATGTTCAGGCCGACCAAATTCTAGCGGGCTACCGTCGTGCAACGATGGTGGTCGTTTAATTTGCCACGCAGATTTTGCATCACTTCTGCAAGATACAGCATGGTTTGCGATGTTATCAAGCCAGCCGGTGCGCCAGAAAACAACAACAATCTGACCGTAGGTGATTCTTCCTGGGAGTATCAGCAAGACGCGGACTCCGGGGCTATTGTCAAGCGTTGGGTGGATAACTCCGTAACTTCGGTTAACGAACAAAGAGGCGGATTAATCATGCCTAACGTAGAGTTGATGGCTCGTGGAGTAATTGACGGTGGAATTCGTGTAGCCGGAACAACTGAAAGATTTGGCAACCAATACGTAAACGTTGATTTTGTTAAGGCCACGTTTGGCGCGGGAACCTCAATTACAAAGCGCGACCAAGTAACCAATATTAGAAGCAAGAGGGACTTGGGGGTTGCAGTGTGGCGCGAAGAAGAAATTTCCGGGTTCCCCCCAACAACGTTTAATGTCATGGGAGTAACCCCAGTCTTTGACCCATTCTCCAACCTCGTAGAGTACGCCGTTCTTCTTGAACGTTCTGAGGTGCAGGGTGGCTAAGACAAGCATACGTATGGATGATTCTGAGGTAGCCAAACTGTCTGGTACTTTTCAGGGGATTCAGAAAGAAATGAATACCAACCGACACCTTAACTCTGTGACCAAGGCTGCTTTTGAAATTCTTTCAGAGCAGTTTATGGCAACCACTCACGTGCTCGCGGGTATGTCTGTGGGAGAGTATCACCACGTCTATGAGTGGGAACACGTCGGTGTCCCCGGATTCCAGTTGTGGCGCAACCGACTAACAGGGCGTGGTGGTCGTCGTAGCGTAACCTGGGACTGGAAGGCTTCTAGAACCACAGTTCCTACAGAGACAAATGTTGACGGCACCCCAAGATTTGCCCCAAGCCCAGACTTCGACCCGTCTAAGTTGCACCGCATCCACGTATTTGTATGGAAGGCCCCAATGATGGAATACGGAGTGACCGTAAATGTAAAGCCAAAGTTGAGTAACGTACTGGTCTTTCCTAATGCAGATTTGCTGGGTGGTCAAGGGCGTTCTCGCGGGCCATCGCCGGTAACATTTACCCCTCATCCTGTGCGTAGCGTACCAGGCCAGGAGGTGCAGGGCAACTTTACTCAGTGGTTTGTCGGATGGTGGGGCGGTGGTTCTGCTCAGAACATTGTAGACCACGCCTTTGCCAGAGAAAGAGACACTGCTTTTAAGAAGATTTTTGAGGCTCGGTTTATAGACATGCCCATCACAAAGTCTAGTCGTAAGTCATTCTCCATTCAAACAAATGCTGCGGCTGCCCGAGAGGGAAAGAACATTGCTAAGGCCATGGCCGGTGACATGGAGCACAATTACATTAAGATGGCAGCAAAGAGAAAGAGGAGAAACCCCGATGACTAAGCATGATTTAAATGGAGTTCACGTACTCAATAAGTATATTTGGGATGAGTTAAAGAAGGCAAATCTTCTGAGAGATTCTGACTACAACGGACTTGTTCCAATAATCCCTACTCAGCAAGTTCCGGTGTTTAACGATATGGCGGCAGGCAAGCCATTTATTGTTTATACGTATCTTGTTGCGTCATACGACGTTGACCTTTGGGCCAATGTGGAACAAGTAACTTACAGAATATACAGTGATGACGAACGGAAGTTGCGACAGATTAGCAATTTCTTGATTGACCTGTGCAGGCGTTTTGACTGGTCAGCAGCCGACGTAAACAATTGGATTGATGGATTCCCTACCTTAGATGGCGACGAAAAGAAGTTTGAATTCAAGTATGTGCAGGTTGTTGGCTCTACCAGCCCAGAGCCTTTTGCTCAAGAAGGTGGCCGACAGAATGCGTCTGTGACTGTTCGAATGGCATTTATTCACGATATGAAGTCCGGAGTTGCTGGTAATAACCTAGGAATGCGCGCTTAATTTGCTTTTTGGAAGAATCAAGAATACTATTAAGGCACAGAGGAAGTGCCTAGCCAGCACAAACATTATCACTACAGGAGGTGACATTCTAGTATGGCATATAACGCACGTAACATTATCGTTGGAGCAGCAGCCCTTTACCTTTCCGCAGTGGAAGGTGGTGGCACTGCTCTTCCAGCAGCACCAACCGCCGGTACTTCTTACGCAACAGCGTTGGAAGGCTCTGCCGCTTGGCGTCACGCAGGTTACACCAGCGAAGGTCTAGAGTTGGCTTACGAGCCTGACTGGACCGACATTGAGGTTGACCAGTTGCTTGACTCCGCTAAGATTTTCAAGACTTCTATGCGAGCAATGATTAACACAACAATCGTTGAATCTACATTGGAGAACTTGCTGATTGTTTGGGGACAGACTTCTACAAGTCTTACATCTACAGCAACAGAAAGCACTCTTGGAATTGGAGCGGGAGCACTTGGAGACGAGCCTGTGGAGCGAAGCCTAGCAGCAGTTGGGCCTGCACCGCGACTTGTCGCCGGTCAGCGCAGGGAGCGTATGTACTACGCTCGTCGCGTTCTTTCCGTAGATTCCGTTTCTGTGGCTAGCCGCCGTGACGAAGCAACAATGTTCCCGGTTTCCTTCCGACTTCTTCCAGACGCTTCTTTCCCTGGTGCCGAGTACGGAACAATCCGTGACCGCAACGTCTAACTCTTAGACTTTGATAGACTGCCCCTCGCCCTTTTGGGCGAGGGGCCTTCTATTTGCCAGGGTTGGTCATTCAGGGTATACTTATACTAGTCTATAAGGAGGACAATGGCAACCGCAGTTTACACAGTAGAGGAAATTACCCTGCAAGATAATAGGGACGCAATCCTCAAGCCTTTGAACATCAAGGGTCTTCGTAAGTTTATGGCGAAGATGCAGGAGTTCGGGGAAGTATCAGAAGAAGACGAGGGCCTAGACATTCTTCTAGATGCCGCAGCAATTTGTCTTATGAAGCAGCACCCTGACCTTTGGGACAAGAAGAAGACCAAGGTGGAAGGTAAGGATGGAGTCGAAGAATATATCGGCGGCTACTCCGAAGAAGCAGAAGAAGCATTAGACATGCCAACCGTTTACCGTATTCTTGATGTTTGTGGTGGAGTTAAGTTGAATGACCCAAATTTAATAGCAGCGGCGATGGAGTCGATGGAGAATCAAGCAGCGGCCAAGGCTGGGACAAACTAGACCTTGCAGAACTAGAGGGAGAAGTTTTCCTCCTAGGCCATTGGAAGAATTTCGATGAAATGGAAGAGAACTTGAGTTTAGTTGAACTAAACCAAGTTCTCGACTCTTCTAGGAAAGCCAAGCACGAACAGAACAAGTTTCTTGCAGCACTAAAGGGTATCGACTTAGACAAGGGTCAAACAAAGACAGACGCCTTTGAAGAGGTAAAGAAGAGAGCCGAAGCAAAGTTGCGAGGAATAAGTGAAGAGCAACTAGACCTATCAGAAGTAGGAATTTCAATCGAAACGGAGGATGAGTAGACATAGAGAACATCAATATTCGCTTTAATGCCACGGCTAACTTCAATGACGTTAACCGGCAAGCGGCGAAGTTAAATGCTAAGTTGGCTGCGCTTAAGGCGCAACTAGCGACCAACGGGTCAGCAATGTCACCTGACATTGAATCCATTAGACGCAATAACATGCGTCAATTGGCCGACACCGGAGCATTTAGAGTTCAAGCCATTAAGGCTAAGTCTGCTGTTGAATCTTATACACAAGCACTACAAAAGCAGGACGTTGTATTCCGAGGCTGGCGTAAGAATGCTGAATTACGTAACGATGTTTTGAGGGAACAGTACCGATTGCAGAGAATGTCTGTAATGGGCTGGAAGGAAGACGGCATGGGCCGTATCTCCGCTGACATGATTGTCCCACGCGATGTTCCCGCAAGGCTAGGCAATTTCCGCGCAGGGCTTGCCGACGTAAGAGCAGGACAGGCCAGTCTCGGAACCGTTCTAGATGAAACACGAATGAGAATGGGTCTTTGGAGCCAGGGAGTTTCTTCCGCATCTAAGAACCTTGTTAATTGGGGTAAGAACACACAGTGGGCCGGTCGTCAGATGATGGTCGGCCTTACCTTGCCGTTTGCAGCACTAGCCGCTGGTACCGGAGTTCTGGCATACCAGTTGGACAAGGAAATGACAAGGGTCCTCAAGGTATACGATTATGCCACTACCAGCATTGAGGCCGAGGGAGAAAGACTAAGAGAAAGCACCATGGCAACGGCTCGCTCCGTTGCCAACATGTACGGCCAGTCCGCACAGGACACTATTGGAATCATTGCTGAATTGGCAGCCGCCGGTCGTACCGGAAAGGATTTGCAGGACACTGCGAAGTTGGTTTCCCGAGCCTCTATGCTTGGTGAGTTGGACCGACAGGACGCAATCAAGACTACCATTTCCTTGCAGGAAGTATTCAAGCAAAGTAACGAAGAACTAACCGTTTCCTTCGACTACCTGAACGCACTTGAGAACTCGACCACACTTTCCATGCGAGACATGACCGTCGCAATTCCTAAGTTGTCCGGTGTTGTAAAGTCTCTTGGTGGAGACTACAAGACCATGGGTACAATGATGGCAGCGGCAAAGGCTGCTGGACTTGACGCGCCCGAAGCCGCCAACATGCTCAAGACCGCAATGTTCCGTGCTGTGAGTCCGTACGGAAAGGGTAAAGAAACATTCTTTGAGAAGACAAACATTGACCTCACCAAGTTGGTAGCAACTACAAAGGGTGAGGCCATTCCTACTTTCCAGGCTATCGGTCAGGCTATGGAAGGTCTAAGCAACATTGACCGTAACGCAGTGCTAAAGGATTTGTTCGGTGTTTACCAGGGTTCCAAGGCTGGTCAATTCGTAGAGCAGATGATTAACCTCAAGGACGTTTCTACTGCTGCTGGTAAGGCAGCCCAGGTTGCTATGATGAGCAACGAAGAATTGGCAGAGGTTTCCGCCAGAGAAGTTGCAAAGCAGGCTGCGTCCGCTTCCGGTAAGTTCAAGATTGCTCTTGAGTCCATCAAGGTAGAACTTGCTGATATCGGTGAGCCATTCCTCAAGGTAGCCACCACCATCATTAAGGGCGTCACCAAGATTTTCTCTGCCTTTAATAGTCTGTCAGATACAAAGAAGCAGGTAATTCTATTCGGACTTGCCTTCCTCGCAATCATCGGTCCAATCGTAATGATTACGGGAGTTATGGCTACCCTTATTGGAACCATCATCAAGTTCGGTGCTGCAATGATTATGATGAGCACAAGATTCAAGGCTACTAACGCTGACCAGATGAGCGCGGCTTTGCTTGCAAAGGGTTCCACCGCCGCTTTCCGTGACCAGGCAACAGCCGCCCAGTTACTTTCCTATCAGTTGGCTAAGATGAATGCCCAACTCTCGACCGCCGGTCGTTTAAACACTAACGCAGCAATCGCTTCTGCTGGTGCTGCTGCGGGTGCTAGAACTCAGTCAATGTACCAGAGCACTGCCGGTAGGTCAATGGTAACTAACGACCAGGGCAGGAAGGTCCGAGCGAACCAGGGAGACATTTCTCGCCACCGAGACATGTCTCATTCTCAAGCACTATTGATGAACCAGCAGCGCGACCTTGACAAAATGAATGGTGTCGCGCGGGTAGGAGATGAAGCAAATAAGGCTAAGAGAAGCATCGCGGGAATGAATGGTGGCCTTGCGGCTTCTGCCGGTATGATGCTGATGTTGGCTGGTGGAACAAACAGGTGGGCGTTCTACCTTGGTATCGCTCTAATGGCTCTTCCTTTGATTCTTTCTGCACTCAGAGGAATTGCCGCTACAGCAGCATTCACAAGTATGATTGGTGGAGTCAAGCGTGTCGGAACAGCAATTTCTGGAAGAGTCGGTCTTTCCGGCAGAGTATCTTCTCTAGGCAAGGGCCTTGCTGGGCTAGCCCCTATGCTTGGGCCTCTTGGTCTAGCACTTGCTGCTGCTGGAATTGCATTCGGAGTATTCTACTACAAGTTGAAGAAGGCCCGTGAAGAAATGGCCGGGCTGGTAAAGAGCGGAGACACTCTTACAGAAGTAATGGGTGGTACCGTACTCAAGCCTGGTCAGTACATCAAGGGCGACGGTGAAGTGGCAGACACAGAACTAGGAATGGTCAATAAGTTCAAGGAAGCAAACAAGTCCGGTGCGAAGGCACTAAAGGAATTGGGAGCAGCCGCAACAGATACGCAGGGCAAGTTGGCACTTGAGTTGGAAATCAAGCGCATTGGCCTACAGGTATTTGATGCAACAAAGGACGCTAAGATGGCAAAGCAGGCAATTCAGGTTGCTCTGGCTGCTGCTGGAAACCCAAGCGTAAATATCGACCTAAACTTCGATGACGAAAAGGCAATTGGCGAGGCACGCGAAGCAATTACTCAAGCATTGATTACTGCTTCCAGTGAAAACAAGGGCTCTTGGTACGACCCTGGAATGGCTAACGAAGTTCAGGAACGACTCAAGGGAGAGGCAAAGAGAATCGCTGCCGCCTTTGGAGATTTCCAGTCCGGTAGTATTGACGCAGAAGCATTCAAGGCAGAACTTGACCGTGTGGGTGGACAGTGGAACGCAAAGGGTGTCGAAATCTTTGAGAAGTTTGCCACTTCCGTTTCCGAAGAAGAAAAGAAGATTTTCAAGGACTTCGGAGTTGACCCGAACAGTACCGCTGCGATGGTACAGGGCCTTGTCACTAACACAAAGTTGCGAGACAAGTTTATGGGCTCTATGGGTGACCCAGGCAACAATGTTCGCTCTGCAATCAACGAAATGGACAATCTCATTCGTGCCTACGAGTATCTTTCTACACAGACCGTAGACTCCACTGACACCACAAATGCAGACGGCGTAAGTAAGCGTGACCTAACAACAATTAGCGCGGTGCTTGGAAAGACTTCCAGAGTTGCTGCTGACGGAATTGCTGCGACTGGAACTGCTGCTGACGGTTCTGCTATTGATATGGAATCCCTTAGCGGTAGCATGATGAGCGCAGAGGACGCAACAAAGCAGTTGGTAGATGCACAGAAGAGTCTTATGCAGGGTGCCTGGGGAACTGTTCTTGATAATGCATCAGACCAGATTGAGTCTCGACACGACAACGCTATTGAAGCCATGGAGAATTCTTCAAAGAAGCGTCTAGAGGCAATGGACGCTCAGTCGAAGGTAAAGGACAAGGAATTCGAACGACGCAATGATGAGTTGGATACTCGTCAAAAGGCTGAGGACCGCACCTTTACTTCTGCATGGGACAGCCGAACCAAGTCTGTCGAAAAGTCTTACGACGACCGTGTGAAGGCAATCGAAGCAACTATGGCTGCCGAGGAGAAGGCCGAAGAGCAGCGTCAGAAAATGTTCGAAGCCGAGAAGAATCGAATTCAGCGTCTTTCCGAACTTTACAATCAGAATGTAGACTTCAATGTCGCACTTAACTCTGGTGACATGGATGAGGCTGCAAAGATTGCAAACGGAATGCAGGCAAGTCAGAGCCAGTGGGCACTTGACGATGCCGCTGCAACCTCAACCGATAGTGCCTCCGCTACTGCTGAAAGGCGTCAGGGCGAAATTGAAAATATCAACACGGCCAAGACAGCACGCATGGAGCAGTTGAAGGAAGAGGAAGATGCTGCCAAGTTGTCTTTGCAGACTCGCCAGGACCGAGAGAAGAAGGCCCTTGAAGATGAAAAGAACCGCTACACAGAAAGCGTAGAGGCTCGACGCCAGGCAGAAGAAAAGAAGACGGCTGCTGCCGTGTCTGGTTCTAACAAGCGTTACGAGGCAGCCAAGAAGGCCCTCGACGCTGAAATGGCTGCTCTTCGTGCTTTCATCCCTAGGAATGAAGAAGAGTTGCGTGCTTACATTGGTCGTATTGAAACTAACTACAAGAAGCATGGATTTGGTCTAGACACAACCTCTAAGGCATGGTCCGCTTCCGTTGCGGGAGCCATGACAAATGCCACCGCAGTTGCCCGAACAGAACTAGGAAACGAGGCTCGTTGGAGTTCTATGGGAGAGGCTATCGGGGACGACATTGCTCGCGGAATGCTTGGAATGTCTTTCAACCAGTTTATGACTTGGATGACAACCGGAGAAATTCCAACGGAGCCAAAGGCTACCGCAGCAACTAACGCTGGCAATGGTTCCCGAGGAACTGCTTACAATAACCAGCAAACTTCAATTGGTCAGGGCCGTCACTCCGGAGGACCAATTGGCACTAGCGATTCCTCCCGAGCCGGGCGACCATTGAGTGCTGGTCTTTATTCTGACGAGGTTCCAATCATTGCTCAGAAGGGTGAGTTTATGATGCAGCGTTCTGCTGTAGACCGAATTGGTCTAAATAACCTCGCGGCTCTCAACCAGGGTAAGATGGGACCAGACAAGACTGGACGAATGCACAATGGTGGTATCGTTGGTGGAATTGGTGCCATGTTCCAGGGGGCAATGCAAAAGGGTATTGCCGCTACTATGGCAATGGGTGCTCAGCGCAAGGCTCAGGAACTAGCCGCTGAGGGTAAGTATGCAAACATTCCTGCTGCCCTGCAAGGCGCAATGGGAAGTGGATACGCTGCTGGTGCTGCTGGCAAGTACGGTAACTCTACATTTGATGTATCCCAGTTGCAGAATGCCGCAACAATTGCCGGGGTTGGTCGAGGAATGGGCGCTAGCGACCGAGACATTAAGATTGCTCTTATGACCGCCTTGCAAGAGTCTGGACTACGAAACCTAAACTACGGCGACCGTGACTCTGTTGGTCTATTCCAGCAGCGCACCAGCCAGGGTTGGGGCACAGTAGAACAGATTATGAATCCGTCGTACTCCGCTGGAAAGTTCTTTGAAGGTCTTCTAAAGATTGAAGAGCGAGGCGGTATGTCACTCGCGCAGGCAGCCCAGTCGGTGCAGCGTTCTGCTTACCCAGATGCTTATGCAAAGTGGGAAGACGAGGCTGCCGGAATCCTTTCCGGTGGAATTATACAGAATGCCCCGGCATTTGGAATGTTGCCACCAGGCGTTACCGCGTCTTCCCCTAGCGGAGAAGACGGGTTCGCTAGTCACCTTACCGCACTACAGCGTCAAGTAAACCCAGGCGTATTGCAGAAGGTTTGGCAAGGACTTGCTATGGTTCCGGGTCGTCAGCAGATTACTTCTGGACTTCGACCGGGCTCTATTGTTGCGGGTTCTAGTGGACGAATGTCTCTTCACTCTCGCGGACAGGCAGCCGACATTGGAGCCCTTGCCCGTAAGGATGGAGGAACCGCAGAGTCCGAAGCAATGGGAGATAGAATTGCCGCAGTATTCCGCAGCGGTATGATTCCTGGCGTATCCGAAGTTCTCTGGAAGACAATGCAGGGTGGAAATCACTTCAACCACGTTCACGTCGGATTCCGACACAAGGGTGGAGAGATTGATGGACAGCCGGGTCCGGTCTACGACCACGAACTTCCGGGTCGAAACAATCAGTTTGATATCCCAGGTCTAAAGGTTGGTGGAGAAGTTAGATACGACAACACGATTGCTAATCTCCACAGGGACGAAACTGTATTGACAGCGCCTCTATCTAAGCAGTTGCGTGAAGGTATCAACAATATTGACGGGGGTGCTGGAAACGAGTACAATATTACTATGGACTTCCGTGGAGCAGTTATCAGAGAAGACGTAGATATTGAGAAGGCAGTCGCAAAGGTATTGCAGGCTCAAGAATCTAAGATGGGCCGAAAGAGGACGATTAGGTAATGCCCGTAACTTTACTCAAGCCTCGCCTTATGGTCTGGGCCGGGACCGCAATAACCGACCACAATCGTTCACCTCTATCTGTCGATGTTGAAAGAATCGAAACATCTAAGAGAATGGCTAACGGAACAATGCGAAAGTATTGGGTGGCCGATAAGCGCACTTTCTCTTGCTCCTGGGAAATGCTTCCTAATGCCACAAACTTTACTGTTGACGGTCATGCAGGAGCCGATGGAATCGAAAATGTTTACGACGCACAAAAAGGTGCTTTTACTTTGACTGTTCATGTTGGAACCGGAGTTACCGAAACTTACAATGTTATGTTTACAGAATTTAGCAAGAACCTAAATAAGCGTGGCAAGTTTGACTTTTACGATGTAAATGTAACGATGGAAGAAGTCTAATGCAGACCGCAAGCCAGAAGTTAATTGACGCGTTAAATAACGGACATGTTAACAAGGCCCTTCCACGTCTTATTGTAGAGTGGAATCAAAATAGGTACGCTGGTATCCTCAAGGTCGATAACGACCCGTCAGACAACTCAGTCGGTGCTGATATTGAAAACTTTCCTATCGACACCATTGTTGAGGCGCAGCGACCTAAGCGTGGCATCATTAAGGCTCGTGCTTCCAAGGCTCGTAGCATTCCTCTGTTCTGGTCCCGTCAAAGAAATATTACAACAGGAGAGGAAGGCTTTACTGCCGAAGACTACTCTGACACACCCAGCCCTACCCGGTATTACACCGTAGGGCCTAGTGCGGGTTACAAGTATTGGACAAGTCCAATGCCCTCAACATACACTCAAGAGTTTAATGGTTCCTATCGTTTTCCGGCAGGATACGAAGTGCGCCCTTACGTTCTCTACAAGACCTCAGCGCGAAGTAACAAGATTGT